GTAGGTATTTTTTTATGTATATCCTCTGGAGTAGCCATTAATCCTTTTGGTACTGGTAAGTCTGACATCTTTGGTAAATCTAATTTACTTCTATGTGCTTTTAACTCAGGACCTTTTTCAATACTTGGGTTAGTATAAGTTTTATCTTTTACTGGGTCTAAGTTATCAGTACCTTCACCCATCATTTGGTCAAGTATTCCCTGTAACTCACTACTTTCAGCATCAAAAGATTCTTGTTTGCCATTAAACTCTAAGCTGTTTTCCTCTAAAAACATAGCCATTTCTTCCGGAGTACCTGTAGGGTTTTCCATCTTATAAGCTTTTTCTAAGACTTGATTATACAACTGTACAATCTTTTCTTTAATTTTTTCTAGTTCCATATCAAAACTAGTATCATCAAATAAATCTGCTATGTTCATATAACTCCTAGTTAGCTAAAGAAAGCCCCCTCATGTAGAAGGGGCAGACTTTAACTAATTACGCTCTTGCTGTTACAAAAGCAAAACCAGCATTATCTCTTAGTGCTTGACAGCCATAAATTGTATCGGCTGTATACAAGTCACCAAGGTACTGTTGCATGTACTGTGATTGTGAACGAACACCAACTTGTTCAGCAAGACATAGTGCATCTTTATGAATCAAAAGACCAATGTCGTGAACAACTGAGTTAGTTGCAGCAATAGTAGTACCCATGTTATTAGTAACATATACTTCAACACCATAAATCATACCAACTTTACCAGTCTTGATTGCATTACCGTCACCAATAAATGCTTGCTCAGTGAAACGAGGTAGACCTAACAAGTCAGTGTACTGACGTGGAGTTAGGATAAACGCTCTTCCATCTTGAGGAACATCTGCTAAGTCAAGGTTTTCAATCATACCACGAATAGCGTTATCGCCACCAGCAGTAAGAGTAATTGCATTACCTGTACTAGCACGTAGCCAATCAGTTAATACACCACTAGAATTAAAAACTTTAGCTTTATTCCAAGCTGTCGCACCATCACCTACTACACCATTACCGCCTTGTAAATCAGCAGCTTTGTTGAATAAGCTAGTATCAACTTCTGTACTTAGAGCATAACCAGCATCTTCTGTGTAGAATCTACGTAGTGAGCTCAAAGCTTGTACTTCAGCCATGTCCTCGATAAGCACTGAGTATTCATAGTGCACATCAATAGGTACTGCAACAGTTCCGTGAGTATCACCCTGAATTGTTACAACAGCGTTTTTAGCTTTAATAGTCGCAGAACCACGTACTGGTTTTGGAATATTAATTGTGTCACCTTTCTTTCCTTTGTGATTAATGCGTGTTACCAGATTTGCTATTACTAGATTTTTCTGATAGGTCGCAATAACCTCGTCACTCCACATTTGTGGAATAAACGTTGCAGCTGTAGTTATTGTTTGGTCATTAGCTGTACCAACTAAACCTTTTGCCATTTTATTCTCCTATTATCTTATGTTATTTTACCCTTCCCTCAGCATAAGCACTATAGATTTCATCTGCTAAGTCCTCATACCTTTTAGGGTCGGTTACCTTTAAACGTATTAAATCAGCACGGCGGTAAATTTTCTTACCAGCGGTTGACTCACCGGAAGCACTTGATACTGCTTCACCTGCTTTCATAGCTGTAGCTCTTTTAGTTTTCTTATCAGCATTTACTTCCTGCGTTTTGGAAATCATTTGTCGTTCCTTCCAATTCGTAAGCAGTTCATCTGCTGCATCAAAATCATAAGAGTCAGCTTCTTTATACAAGCGTTGCCTTATCTTACTTCCATTAACCCATTCCTGAAATCCTCCGTCACTAATGACTTCTTGGAAATCTGGATGTGCCTTTTCGAGTTGTTGGGCAGTCAAAGAAGCTGATTGCTTCTCATTCTGTTCCTTCATCTCTTTGAACCTAGGATGATTATCTATAATTTGCCTGACAGCTTGTTCAGGATTATCATAAAAATCTGCTGGCTCACTAGTGGTAGTCGTTTCCGCTTGCGAACTTATCTGGGTTTGCAGGTATGAATCAGTTAGTTTTCTAAGTTCTCCAATCTCTTGCCCTTTCCTTCCTAGTTCTTTCTCTAGGTTTTCATAGGCTTCAGCTATTTCGTTTGAGGACTTACCTTGAAATTTCTTAGGAAGTTCAGGCTCATCTTGTGCTTGAATTACTTCCTCTTCTACTTCATCCTCTATCGCTAATGCTTCTAAAGACTCGTTTACTTGCTCTTCTACTGCTTCTTCTTCTGTGACCTCAGGGTCTACAATTTTACTACTCATGCTTCTTACCTCCGTCTGTTAAGATTATGGGGGTTATAAAATGTTAGAGCTGGTTTAATCCAGTTGGTCTAACGCTAATTTGGTAGAGTTCTCTAAATTAATAAACATATTTAAAAAACCTACCTGTCCTCTACGTTCATGTAGAGTCTTTTCATTATCAATGTCATAGATTTTTTCAAGTGATTCCGCTAGTTCTGTGTACTCTTCTACCAATACACGCCAGCCATCATGTTGCGTCATGTCTAATCGTTGTTCTAATATCTCTCTATCTGTCACTTCTTAGCTTTCTTTTTCTTTGGGAACTTAACAGTACCTGCTATTGGACCGCCTATACCACCCTTTAATGGACCTGTATACATTCCCTTTAACTTACCACTGTTATATAACTTCATACTATCCGTTCATTGCCTTTGCTAAATTAAGTACAATCTCTGAGTTAAGATGTTCTACCTCAGGCACATTACGTGCAGTTTCTGATTGTATTCCTTTTATCTTAACCATCTTCTCTGCTAATTCTAATTGTTTCTTAGCTAGAGTTTCATTAGACATCTTATCACCAGAGTCTACTTGTAGTTTTTGTGCTTCCGCATATAATTTATTAATCTCTGCTTTAACTTCCTCTAACTCTAGCATTGATTTCTGCATCTCTATCTGTTTAACTTGCTGGTCCTCAGGGTTAGGTTGCATCATTTGATTGATTGCTTGTACTAATTGTGACCTGTTAGCTAGTGATGAGTTCTCAAATATGCTCATTAAGATAACATAAAAAGCAGGCGAACCTTGTGGAGTCATAGATAACAACTGTACCATCTGTGTTGTTTCTAGTTCCTTAGCCATAATACCTAAGCTACTGTAAGGTTTAAATTTAAAATCTCCTGCTGGATATCTTTGATTATCAAACTGTATTCTTCTGTAAAGAGTTTTATTAATTAATGGAATTAAGAATGAATCTTGGAAATTCATTAATGTTCTCTTTTGACGTTTAATAGATGCTGCTTGGAGCATTGACATACCACTAGCAGTTGCATTGCGAGGCTGTGCAGACTGACTAGTCGCACTATCCATAGCACCAGTACCCATTTGAACCATCCGTTCTAGCTCTGCTGCTTCAGTAAATGTCGATTGGGATAGACTACCAAAGTTAAGTGGCATTAGAACAGACTTAGGGTCACCATTAGTAAGGATTGTCTTACCCGGTCTTATGTCGAACTTAGTTCCACGAGGTAGGCGAGTAGCATCCAGACCCATCATTGGGTGTGTCGTGAGTGCTAAGGCATCAATACGTGCTCTCAGTTCAGCATCTAAAGCTTTTTGAGGATTAAATCCCTTCTCAGCAATTCCCCTTCCCCAGAATTTTGATGGTACCCTATCGTTTTGATAGGATATAAATGGTCTGTCGTTTAATAAGAATGGGTTTTCGTCTGCTCGTAATACACAATCATCATTAGCAATTGTAACAACAGCTTCTACTAACTCATCATCATCATAATTAAAACTATCTACACTTGCGTTCTTATTAAGAAAACGCTTAGGAACTAATCCCCAGTATTCTACAATTTTTACTTTGTCATCTTCATATGACATGTTATCAAATTCATCATCATAACCAAAGTCTGCTTTATCAAAGCTTCCTAATGCCATATCCTCATAGATACCATCCTTCATTCCTTTTTCTATAAGGTAACGAGGCTTAACAACTATGTGTGCTACACCTAATGATTCAGATATGCTAGTTGCTGTTGGGTCTATTACAAATTCTTTAGGAGATACAGATTCTAGTTTAACACATACGTAAGGTATTTCCTGTACTTCTGTAGTAGTAGTCATTGTGCCGGGTACTGGTACCTCAGTTGCTACTATTTCCATTTTATCTTGTACAATTACCTTACCAATACCTGTACCATAGATGGCTCCGTTAAGTAAACACTCAGCCATAGCATCTTTAACTCCGTCCTTTACTAAATCTTCATGTAATAAATTACGTATGTATTCTGCATCTTGTTTATTTTGGTCAAGAATATCATCTTCTAGGTCAAACCAGCGGTTACCTCCAAAGATTGCTTCCTCTAATTCTGCTACTGTAGCTTCAATTGCTTGTGAAGTGGCTGGAGAAATTAACTGACTCTTTTCTGAGGACCTATTTCTATCTTCTTCCGACCAAGTTCCTCTCCATAGTCTATAGTATTCATCCCATTTAGATAAATAGTTAGAGTTTCTGTGTTCTTCCCAAGTATCTACTCGGTCTAATACCCATTCTCTTAGTTGACTATGTGTGCTGGTGTAGTCTTTTTCTTCCATTTATTCTTTACCGCCCATAATAAATTAATATCCTGCTACTGCATCCATTGGTTCCCACTCATCCAATTCTATGCTCTCTGCAAAGTCTGCCACACTTACTTGGTCTATGTATGCGAGACTATCTAACAAGTCATCATGACTTTGTGGTGAAGGAAAGTCCATCATTTGCTGAATAAAGTAATCATTCCACTCAGCCTTCCTAAACTTTATCTTACCATGCTCTAGCCTACCTTGTAACGACCATGTAATTCTATCAATCTTTCTTTTGCCACCATGAGTAACATCTCTTATGTTAACCCACCTGCCATTTGACCTCATCTCATCTTCAAGATAAGGCATTATTGCGTTCTTTAAAGCTCCTGCTTCAATCCCGACAGTGCTCGCTTCATTTTCAATAGAAACCTGTAATATTTTAGCAGCAGTTTCTTTAATACCCCATCTACCATGATATATATCCTTTACTAACCATTCATCTCCAACAACCTTAACTACTGATATTGCTGTTTCGTCTAACTTACTAGACTTTAATCCTCTTTCCTTACTAGCAGCTTCAAATCCTGCTGGGTCTACAGCAACTACGTAATGACCTATTGTGTTTTCCTTAAAGTCTGCTTCATTATCAACGTACTTAATCCATTCTTCCTTAAAGATTCCACCACTGAAGGTTTCAAAGGTGGCTTCAAATTCCTGTCTAAAAGCTTGGGTAGACATTGAACTCTTTGCAGTAGCGATTTCTTTGGGGTCCAGCAATGGATTGTCTGTAGAGTTAAATTGAAACGCTTCCCAGTCATCATCTTCTTGTGCTTCTAAAAATAATTTATAAAAATGGTTCTTTCCTGCTGGTGTACCTATAAACATGGCACCACCCTTTACATCTGCAAGCGTAGGTCTCAAAATCATTTCCCACACTTCTTGTTTCATAGAGGCATATTCGTCTAAAACAACATATGCTAGACCTACTCCTCTTAATGTATCTGGTCTATCACTACCTTTAAGGTATATCTTTCTATCATTAATTAAAGTTAATACTGCTGTGTTCTCATGGGCAGCTTTAATAACATCTCTGCCTAATTCCTTTAACATGCCCCACATAATGTCTTTTGACTGTTGGAATGTAGGACCAACGTAGAACACATCCTTACTTGTACTTTGTAGTGCTTTAATTAATAACACCCATGCAGCTAGTCTTGACTTACCAAACCTTCTACCTGCTGATATAACTTTAAATCTAGCCTCAGACTTAAATATCTCCATCTGGGCATCATGAAGGGAAACTTTAATATCAGCCATTAATCGTCTATCGCTTCTATTACTTCACCTTCAAAGGTTTCTTGTTCTTCTTTTTCTATCTTTTCTATTGCTTTTACAGATTCAACAATAATATTTATTCCTAAATCTCTATGTTCGTGTTTTATCTCTACTGCTTTGTGTGCTGGTATTATTCTATCCATGCACATCTTTAAACAATGTCTATCCCCAGCGAGGGCGAGTTCTATAACCTTGTCTACTATCTCTGGTCCTTTCGCTGACAGGACTTCTCTACTAAGAGCTGTATATTTGTTTACTGAACCTACCGGTCTGCCAGTTGGATTCAGTGATGGCATACCCTTATATAAGTTAGGGTTACCTGATTTCTTTTTCTTTTCCGTCATGCCTTTGTCCTAATTAAAAAGGGAGGTCCTATACCCTTATTATACCACAGTTTTCTATAATTGCAAGCATTTGTTGCAAATAAACTACAAATGTCCAGGAAT